CATCCCTTAAAGCCTGGCGATATGTAGCCCAATCAGAAGGAACCGCAGTACCACTTTCAAATGCTCTTATTGCCATCCAATCTGTAGTTCTTAATAGTGCAGTTCTTTGACTTCTAACTTCTTCGGCTTTCATATCATCTATAGCTTTTACAGATTTCGCCAACAATGTCTCATCTAAGATTAAATTATTATCAACACGAACCATACCGCCAAGCGTTATATCTGGTAGCTCACCATCAATTCGCTCATCCCACAGCACCCGATTTATGTCACAATAAGCGCCACCTTCACCAACAGTAATTATTTGCTGCTCGCCCGTTGGCGCATTTACTAAAAGTTTAGTCATTAAATCACTCCGCTTTTGCAAAGTTTAATCATTAGATTAAGCCACTCTTGTTATCATAAAACATATATCGCCGCCGCCTGATGTGTTGCTCTGAGGTCTGACAATATCATCTGCTACTAATCGCACAGTTCTAGAAACAGATAGCATATAAGCTGTATTTGTGCCGGACTCTGGCTGAGTTTGGCTGTACATTAATACTTGTGCAGTAGCTAGATTTGAAATTATTGCTGTCACATCACCAGCGTTTACTGATGCACCAAATGAATTACCCGACGCAGTACTTTTATCTCTCATATAAATAGCGTAAATCCCAGTAGTATTTATAGTGATTACTGCCCCATTGGTAGTATCCATTGCTAAGGTCATATCAGACCCGACATTAACTTTTGTAGTCGCATATTTGCGGATAGCCGTAGCTGACGAGCCATATCCATTATCAGTTTCTAACTCAATAGCCTGATTTCCTACGCCACCACCAGCGGCCGCTGCCGAGGTCCAAGTAGAACCGTTAGAGGTTAATACATTCCCTGATGTGCCAGGTGCTACTACCTGAACAGCCGATGTGCCATTACCCAACACGACATTATTTGCTGTTAGAGTTGTCGCCCCAGTTCCTCCATTAGCTACGGGGAGAGTTCCTGAAACATTAGCTGTAAGGCTGCAATAAGTGGTGGATGTTGAATTTGTGCCACCGTTGGCAATGGGAAGAGTCCCAGTAACGCCAGAAGTTAAAGGAAGCCCCGTTGCATTTGTCAATACGCCGGATGCTGGTGTTCCTAGAGCCGGAGTAACAAGCGTTGGACTTGTGCCAAATACTAAAGCTCCTGAACCAGTTTCATCCGTTACCGCTGAAGCAAGGTTGGATGAGGAAGATGTCCCTAGAAACGTAGCGACATTAGTTGCAAGCCCTGATACTCCAGTCGAAATTGGTAATCCCGTGGCATTTGTTAATGTACCGCCTGATGGTGTGCCTAGCGCACCGCCCAACACGACAGGAGCGCCAGCAGAACCTACATTCACTGCTAGGGCTGTCAATACTCCAGTACCAGCACCAGTGATATTACCAACCGCAACTGATCCAGCAGAACCAGATGCGTTTCCTGTCAACGCGCCAACAAATGTAGTGGTCGCAAGAGAGTTAGTGTTTGAGTTGAAAGTTAGCCCAGTATTAGATTTCGGCCCAAGATCGCCCGTTGCTGCGGTGACGAATGTTGGGAAACAAGTAGTGTCAGTGGCTTCGTTGGCTACTGTTATCTGGCTGGCTGCCCCACCCGCTGCCACAACCGCCGTACCATCCTGCTTATTAACTGATACTCGGATAACGTCATCATCATCTTTGACCACATAAAGTCTATCACCAGCCGCACAGGTATAACTTACTCCTCCAACAATGTTCATCGTTGTGGCATCATAAGTCAGAGGCCATGCAGCAGCAGCGATAAGCGTCATCTGCTGACCTTTGGTCATTGTCAGACTTGTAGATGTCGTTGTTCCAGTAATGACCACCACATTTCCAGTGGCGGCAGTAAGGTCTACAGCCGTAGCTGAAGCTATGTCAGCACCAGCAGCTTGAGTTTGAAGGGCTGTAAAGGTATTAGCGCCCAATATTGCGGCAGTACCAACAACACCAGCAGCGGGTAATCCAGTAGCATTAGTCAATGTGCCAGAAGCCGGAGTTCCTAAAACTGGCGTTACCAGGGTTGGGCTTGTAGCAAAAGCTAATGCACCCGAACCCGTTTCATCAGTTACTGCTGAAGCTAGATTGGCTGACGATGGAGTTCCTAGAAAGGTGGAAACTCCTGTTCCAAGTCCTGATACCCCCGTAGAAATCGGAAGTCCTGTTGCGTTAGTTAGTGTACCGCTTGCTGGTGTGCCTAAAACTGGGGTCACTAATGTAGGGCTTGTGCCAAATACCAATGCCCCCGATCCCGTTTCATCCGTAATAGCAGTCGCAAGGTTTGCCGAGGAAGGTGTGCCTAGAAAAGTGGCTACACCTGATCCAAGCCCTGATACCCCTGTAGATATTGGTAATCCTGTTGCATTGGTCAAAGTACCCGATGAAGGCGTACCTAGAACGGGAGTTACAAGTGTGGGGCTTGTAGAAAAGACCAATGAACCTGACCCTGTTTCATCTGTTACGGCGCTGGCTAGATTGGCTGAAGAAGAGGTTGCAAGAAAAGTGGCTACACCTGATGCAAGTCCTGATATGCCCGTGGCAACCGGAAGTCCTGTCGCATTGGTTAATGTGCCGGATGCGGGAGTTCCTAAAACTGGTGTAACAAGTGTTGGACTTGTAGAAAAAACTAATGAGCCTGTTCCGGTTTCATCTGTTACCGCTGTGCGTAGGTTTGCAGAGCTTGGAGTGGCTAAAAAAGTTGTTACGCCAGTACCAGCGCCAGTGATGCCACCAACTGCAACTGATCCAGCAGAGCCAGTTACATCACCAGTTACATCACCAGTAACATCTCCCGTCAAATTGCCGGTAACATTTCCTGTCACTGCGCCTGCGAAATTGGTGGTCGCAGTAATGACAGTACCTTGCATCGCTCCGCTTGAAGTAACTGAAGTGGCAGAAACCGCACCCGTAGTTACAGTGGAAGGCGCAGTTCCAAGCTCGATGACTGTTGCAGAATTATCCTCAGTAAACAGGCGTTTATCAGCAACATTGACGGCTAATTCGCCTTGTACCAGATCGCTTGCTGATGGAACCGCGCTTGCGGTACTGGAGTTTTTGGTAACAATCGTTGCCATATCGTACCCCTAGTTAAATTAAAAAAGGGGGCTAATTAAAGCCCCCAAAATCTCAAGGGACTCTACGCATTAACAACCATGTTAAATGCTGCATCAGGTCGGTATGTCTTCACGCCATAAATGGTATCAGCGGTGAATAATGTACCAAGCCACTCTTGCTTGTACTGGGTTTGAGCGCGAATGTTCTGCTGCTCTGCAAGAATAAAGGCTTCCTTATGGAACAATGTAGCCGCTTTAAGCTCACCACCGGCGCTGTTTTGAGCAGCGGTTTCGGTAACTGAACAGTTAGCTGTTACATAAATATCAATTCCATAAAGGTTCCCGATCTTGCCATTTTGCACCCCTCGTCCGTCAACAAAGTCTGAAGACACATAACGATCAATGCCCATCAAAGTCTTACGGAGTGAAGGTGGAATGACAAAATATCTTTCATCGAAAGGCACTGAATTGTCATCAAGAAGTTTTATAAGACCTCTAAAACTAGCGTCTGTAACGAGGTCTGAAGTGGTTACGGTATCAACCGCATACGCTGTCAGTCCAGAGGACGCATCAGTGTAGTAAGAACCACTGCCAACCCAGTTATCACTGGCATCACCAATATTCTTACCTTCGTTATGGAGGTCTACGTCTGTCTGGGTCGCAAGCGCATAGCCAGCGTCATCAGTGTAGAATCCTCTCATGTCTGCAAGTGCCTGAATTTCAGCAACATCTTCCATGAGTTTTGAATACTCATAGTGCTTGTTAATCAAGACTTGTACTTCGCTTTCTGTGTTTGCCTGAACGGTAACTGCTGTTTTTGCAGCCTTTGCTGTTGCACTTCCGCGAGTCGGTGCAGGGATATGGATTGTATCTCCCTTCTTACCAACCATCGGTAGACGCTTAACAAGGCCAGCCATTACCAGGCGTTTTTCATAGGCTGCTCTAATTTCGTCACTCCACAGTTCTGGTATAAAATTTGCCTGTGTCGTGGTATCACTAAAGCCACCCGTCGCCGGATATACTGAAGTAGCCATTATTTAAATCCTCAAAAATTAATTACGAACAACACGACCCTCTCGATATGCCTGGAGTATTTCATCACCTCTCTCCGCATACGCCTTTGGGTCTTCCTTTTTGAGTTTTCTTATATCGGATGCCCTGTACTTCTTTTTGCTAATAGGCTCCGAGCTACCTGATGTGCTGCCCGTTGAGGCAGCCCTTACAGACTCAGTTCTCTTGGACTGTTCTTTTTGAGGTGGTGGCGTAACATTGTGGGCCGCTTTATATTCGTTAAAAATATAATTCGCACTCTCTATGTTAAGCTGTTGGTTCGCCTCATTAAACAATCTCATTCTTACAGAATCTTTAGATACCCAATCAATAAACTTCTGGTCTTGTACTATCGAAACCATGTCAGGATGTTGTGCAAGAATCTGCTGTGCAGCGGTTTGCTGTTGCAGTCTTAGTAATGCTTCCTGACTCTCCTTTACTGACGGATGGTTCTCTATGGATTTCTGTATAGCTTCTTCAGGATTTCCAAAATAGTCTAACTCTTCTTTTGGCTCTGCTTGCTCCTGCTTCTGGAGTTGTCCTTTGATAAAACTATCTGCTTCTTTATACGCGCTGATCTGCTTCCTGGCATCTCGTACTTCTTCGCTTTGCCGCCCTATCATTGACTCCTGCTCAGTGAGCATTGACTCCAATTCATTACGCGACTTTTCCGCAAATTTAGATTCCACCTTATCGGCTTGAGGTGCTTCCTTGTTTATGTCCTCAATCGGGGCAGTTTCGGTTTTATCTTCGGTTTCCTTATTCAAAAGTTTTGCTGCCATAATTAACTCCGCGAATTTACAAGACCTGTCGGCTACCTTGTTACGAAAGACCTACGCTTCAGCTACCTTTCGTTCTGCTTTAATTTTAACTTGTCTGTCTCTTGCCCATTTCATAGTGGTTGATGGAAAATCACCACTAATCGGATCAAGCAAAATACCCCGACAAGATACCACTCTCGTTGATTCCTGCTTGCAGATTTCACAGGGTACATTTTTGATGTCGTCATCTATGTACTTTTCAACTACGTGTCCGTCTGGACACCGAAAATCATAAATCTTTCTCATCAACCATGTTCTCAACTTGAGTTTCCAGTGAAGCAAGTGAGGTGAGAATATCCAACTGGCCTTTACGGAACCACAAATTCTCATTATCTGTCGTTGCTTCAACCGAATTTATAGCGGTTGCGTTCTGGGATAAATCATCCATTAACATCTGCCATCCTTTCGTCCGAAACATCTCGAACATGGCGTCAATGTATTTTTCGTCCTCTTTGTCCACAACCTTACAATATCATAATATCGAATAGATTAATTTTCTACCCTAACTTTCAATTCTTCAAGACCTAATTTCTTCTCATCTATCAGTGTCTCGGCTATCTTGACCCTGCTTTCAAACTCGTCCTTTTCAATATCACCCTCTGCCCTTATTGAAGTAGCAATGGCTTTAAGTCTCTCATTCTCAAGGTCAATAGGAATAGCCTTAGTCTCTGTAGCAATCTTCTGCGCCCTTGCTTCTGACTCTGTAGCCTGACCATTAAGCGCATTGGTCTGGGATTGCTGGAAAGCCACCTGATTCTGGAGTTGCATCTGGGCCTGTTCCTGTGCCTGTGGGTCTGGTTCCATAGCCTGTTGAATTGTCTGGATCAACTGCTCTCTGTTTTGTAATTGCATATTGTCTACAATGGACTGAATCAACACCGGATACAGAGG